TTAAAGGATTCGTTAATAGCAACTGTCCCAGTACCATTAAAGTTTACCCAAGCCTTTGCAGAACCATTAATGACGTTAGTCACATCAGTTGACTCTGTACCGTCTCTACTCGCTATCGTGTCTAATTTAAGTGTACTCATTTGATTTACCTAAAAACTACTACATTGACTTGTTCAGCATTATAATTAGTTGTAGTTTGTCCTGTTGCTACTCTAGTTGTAGTTGTTGTTTGAGCAGTTTCGTATAATTTTCCCCAAACATCAGATCCACTAGAGCTTAAACTTTCTCTACATGAAGAAAAAGTTACATAATTCACATCAGTCATTGCATTAGTAAAAGTAACTGTATAATCACCATTACCGTTATCCGTAATACTTGACACATTCCCAGATGCTCTAATTGGATCACCAGAGGTCCAAGTGCCGTCAAAGTTCACCCAAGCCTTAGCTGTATAGACTTCTACGTTATTGGTGTCCTTGATTGTGTCTACCTTAATTGTACTCATTTGATTTACCTAAAAAACGCTGCTTGGTTTACATTAACATCACCTAAAGTAGCACTTGTAGTAAAAGTGTTGTAGTAGGCTTTAGATGTTGTTGCTGGGTTAGATACAGCCATTCGGTTATAGTTACTTGTGCCACCGCCTGAAGTATTTAAATTAAGTCCAACTACGCAAACATAATTAGTATCCTCAAATGCGTTAGTAAAATTAACTTCATAACGACCAACAGCAAGATCAGTAATACTGTCTACATTAAATGATTCTCTAATAGCAACTGTCCCAGTACCATCAAAATTTACCCAAGCCTTAGCAACACCGTCAATATCTGGTTGTGTAGTACCTGCTTGGTTTGTAATAGCATCAACTCTTAGTGTACTCATAAGATCACCCAGTTCCCGCCAGATGCTACAGTGACTGTAACGCCAGTGCTAATAGTTATATCTCCGATACTTGCTGCATTTTTAGTAGCAGCTACTGTGTGATCTGCATCAATAGTCTGGTCATTCTCAAAGAACGCTGAAGTGTTATACACCCCAGGTGTCTCAATACCAGTAGTACCATTCAGTATCATTGCCATTTATAACACCACCCATCTTGATCCACTAGGGACTGTTACCGAAACACCACTATTAACTGTTAGTGGTCCTGTTGACATTGCATTAGTATTACTTGTAATTGTGTAGTTAGTTGTAATTGTCTGACCATTCTCATAAAAGATTGCATCAGATCCACCACCACTAGCTCCACCACCGCCACCAATAGCACCCCATGCAGAACCATCGTAGCCCTCAAAGGAACTATCAGTAGTATTAAATCTTAGATAACCAGCAGCAGGTGTACCGTCTCTCTGTGCTGTAGTACCGCTAGGAACTTCTGCAGAGCCTGTAGCAGACGTTTTAGTAACGTAAGTACCTAGATCACTAATCTGTGATTCTGTGATGCTGAGAGCAGCCTGATGCTGTGTAACAGAGCTTTGTGTGATGTTTGCATCTGGTACGTTAGCCCATGTAACTGCAGTAGTAAGATCGTTAGTTTCTGTAAATGAAGTTAGATAACCTGCATCGTTAGTCAATGTAGATACATTGTCACCAGGTTGTGTAAATCCAGTAGAGTCAATACCATCTAGTAAGTCAGCATCTAATCCTGAGCCTGTGCCATCAACTGTTTGAATAGCAGTCATGATCTCAGATGCAGTTTGATCTGCTGTAGCACCTGTTTCAATACCAGCTAACTTAGTCTCTTCAGCCGTAGTATATGATGCAGTAGTTGCATCTAGCACAGCAGAATATGCTTGTACGTCAGTACCTATTTCTAAACCAAGATTAGTTCTTGATGTACTAGCACTTGCTACATCAGATAGGTTATTAGCTGCTTGTAAACCACCACTACCTGTAGTAATAGTTTGCCAAAGCGTTCCATTCCAAACGTAAATAATATCGTCATTAGTGTCGTAATACATTGCTCCTACAGCTAAAGCATCACCGTCATTATCAACGGTAGGAGCAGATGACTTAGCACCTAAGTAACGATCATCGAAAGAATCTAAAGCTAATTCTGCAGCAGCTTGTGCTGTTTCAGCATTAGTCTCAGCTAACTCAGCAGCAGTTTGCGCTGTTTCAGCAGCAGATTGAGCAGCCTGTGCAGCTATCTTAGCATTGTTTGCACTAGCTGCTTCAGTTGCAGCAGAAGTGGCAGAAGAGGCAGCAGCAGATGCAGATGCTTCAGCTTCAGCAGCTTTAGTAGACGCTACAGAAGCCTCGTTAGCTGCGTCTGTAGTAGCATCACCTGATCCCCCTGCACCTCTCCATATAGCCATGTTACTTCCTTACTTATTAGCGATATACATTGTTACTTCAAAACCAAATCGTAACTCTGTGTATTCAGGTTTAGACCACATCAGACCACCTCCTATGAAAAGCTCCCCAAGCCTTGTGAGCCTGGGGAGTTATTAACCAACTTAGAATTAAGCTGGAACAGCTAGAGCAACAGCACTGCTATCACGCAACTCAGCTACACCGTAAAGCATATCTGATGTGAATAGCGTACCGAGGTACTCTTGCTTGTACTGGGTCTGTGAACGTACACCCATTTGCTCAGCAAGAACGAAAGCGTCTTTATGAGCAAGTAGACAGATACGGTCAGTTGCAGAGTTACCTGCAGCAGTATCAGCATTAGTTGTAACGTAGACCTTAACACCATAGATGTCACCAATCTGACCGTTACGGATTGTGTTTCCGCCGCCAACTTCACCAGTGAAGGCTTGTTCAGTAAACCGAGCAAGACCCATCAATGTGTTACGAGTTGTAGGAGGAACAATCAAGAAACGATCTGACATAGGAACGTCATTGTCATCGAGTCTCTGGATTGATCTACGGATACCAGCATCACCCAATGCAGCAGCATTAGAAGATGAAGAGTTGTAAGCCGTAGCACCAGTAGAACCGATGAAAGCGTTAGTTGATGAAGCAGCAGTAGCGTAGTCATTAGTACCAATAGTAGCACCGTTGACACCACGACCAAGCTGAACAAGATCAGTATCAACCTGAGTAGCAAGCGCATAACCTGCGTCGTCCGTGTAGAACTTACGCAAAGAAGCTAGTGCTTGTGTCTCTACGATATCCTCGATCAAACGTGAATACTCGTAGTGCTTGTTGATAAGAACCTGTACTTCTGACTCAGTTGCAGCAATAAGCGTTACCTGAGTAGAAGCTGCCTTCGCAGATGCAGAACCACGAGTTGGCTTCGGAATATGAAGCGTATCGCCCTTCTTACCTTTGAAAGACATTTTAGAGAAGAGATTAGCAGCAACAAGATTAGCCTTATATGCTGCGATGATTTCGTCGGACCAAATCTCTGGGATAAATTTATCCGCAGTAGTCTTGGTCACATGGTTAGTACCTAGTGCCATTTTTTATTTCCTTTCAATTATTTGACACGTCCCTCCACGTAAGCAGACATAATTTCATCCTGCATAGCTTCGTAACGTGCGGGATCACGCAAACGTAAATTTATTAAATCAGACCTTCTATAAATTTTTCTTGAAGATGGTGCAGGTGAACCAGTATCTACAGCTACAGTTTTCAAATTCTTAGCTGTTTCCTTTCTTGACTCAGTAACCATCTCATCGTTTTGAGTAGATTGTTGCACAGGATTCATTGCGTTCCACGTCGAAATTAATTCCGCAGCAGAATCGTAATCATACTGTGAGTGCGCTTCAGTAAAAAGTTTAGTTCTTACCTTAGACGCTTTAATCCAATCAAAAAATCGCTGATCTTGCGTTACTTCATCAAAATTAGGAAATTCAGTCCTAAGTTTTTGAGCTACCTGCTGTTGCTTGTATTCAAAAGCCTGTTGTTGCGCTTGTTGAATTGCAGGATGATTTTCTACAGCTTTATTTACCGCACCTACTGGATCTTCAAAATAATTTAAAGAACCGTCAGTTTCTTCTTCTTGGGGTTCAATAGACTGCTTCTGAGAGAGTTCCCGTTTCAATAATTCGTCAGCTAGTTTTCTAACTTCACCAACTTCTTGAGCTTGTCTACCAATCAGCTTTTCAGATTCTTGGTGCATCTTAATAATGTCTTCTAAAGACTTATTACGATACTTTTCTGGAATCTCAGGTTCTGGTTTGGTCTCTACTTCAGGTTCTTGTACCTGCTCTTGAGCTTCCGTTTCCTGTTCTTCAATGTTGTCAAACTCAATTTCTTCTTGAACCGGATCTTCAAATGTAGCCATATATTCTCCTGTCACGTTTGTGATTCTAGGAATTAAAAAATATCACCAGACGCTAACCCTCTCTGCGCTTGTTGGCGATTCTTGTTGCCTCCTCGTGCTTCCTAGCCCAAGCATCAGCAGCAGTTGGAAAGTCTCCCGACACTCCTTCTAACGCAATGCGTGGCATAGAAATAATACGAAGAGACACACACTGACAAGTAGGGCACTCAATTGTGTTTACCTCCTCGTCAATATACTTTTCTACAGTGTGGCCTTCACCGCACCTAAATTCAAATATCCTTTTGCTCATCTTCTAGTTGCTCCCAGGCTTCTTCTGAAATCTGTTTTAGAGTTCTAATCCAATGAAGGACATCTAACTGACCTTTACGAAAATTTAGTTCTTCTAAACTTTGTGTTGCCAGTAAATTGTTTCTTTCTTCTATTACTTTTTCAATGTCAACCTGTAAATCTTTCCATCCTTTAGTTGACATCATGTCAAATCTTGCTTCATAATACTCTTGCAGGTCTTTATCCAATATGGAGTCCTCAATTAAGTTACTATAATGAGCCACTGTTATAGCATACTTTTAGGTTTTTGTCAAGCATTATTTTGTTGTTTCATACGCATTTGTTCAGTAACTATTCTTTCGTTACTGTCCATATCTTTTTCTTTTAACAACAACTCAGCAACTTTAGCTCTCTTTTCAAATTCTGCTGAATCTTTAGCATTAATGTTAGCTGACAGATTTCTAATAATGTCTGATTTAACCTTCTCATCCATTAACGAAGCCTCTACTATCAACTTCTGTGCTCTAGCTTGTGCTTCCTGTGCATCAGCAGCGGACTCTTGCGCTCTAGCATTTAGTTCATTTGCTTGAGCTTCTACAAGAGCCATTTGTAATTGTTGTGCTTGCTGTTGCATCTCTTGTGCCTGTGGATCAGGTTGTGACATCTGATCTAACTGCATCATTAATTCTTCTTTGTTCATCAATCCTGATGTACCAATAATGCTTCTTAACAAGATAGGAACAATCGGTGACTGCGGTCCAAGCGTCTGCATCAAGCCAATCAACTGTTGTTGCTCGTACTCTCTTGCAATAGCACCAATAGACGATAGCGTAGTAAACTTAAAGTCTTTCATTGGATAACGATCAGGATCAAACTGCATATATCGATACGCAACTTTCTTCACCATAGGAATGATGAAGTCATCCTGAAACGATGCCATTGCCACTTTGTTCTTCTTGACAATAGCTGACATAGCCAATGACATACCCATACCATTGTTTTGTCCTGCTGTAGATGCTGCACTCTTGACCAACTCTGACGAGTCTAGTGTGCCAGTAGCTTGTAACAGCATTGCTTCAAAACCTTTGGCTGTTTCGTAGTTTGAAGCGTCAGTAGAACCAAATTTAAACGGTTGGAGGATTTCGGCAGGGTTACCATTAGTTAAGATGTTTTTACCAGGTCTAACTTCGAACTTCATGCCTCTCGGCAATCTTGTAGCATCAATACCCATCATAGGCGCAGTAGTTAACGCCAGAGAGTCCATGTGAGACCGTAGTTGGGCATCAATAGCTTTCTGCATATTGTATCCCTTCTCGACCGTTCCAACGCCATAGAAGCGTCCAGGACGGACCTCAGGTCTATATGCAATGATAGGTCTATCTTCCATCATGTATGGAGATGCTTCTGCTTTTAGTAGATGTATATCATTAGCAATAACAATAATAGCTTCTACCAAATCAGTTACTCTATCGGCAGCAGAATCCTCTGGGAACAAGTCAACTACCTCATCGCCTTCGTTTTCTAACTGTTCTAGATATTCTCTAGGGACAAGACCGTAGTACCGCATAACCTTGACTTTATCGTCTTGGAAGGCAGTAGATTCTGTTTTATCTACTTCTAGGTCATCGCCTTCAAAGTGAGGTTCAATGTCGCATTTACGATAAACGCCAGACTCAATACCTTTAACTACTTGATACAGACTAACGTACTCTTCAATAGCAACACCTAATGAATCATCAATTGCATCAGCATTAGGATCAATAAGAAGATTACGAGGATGTACAGGCTTAACTTTAACTACAACCTTTTCTTGCTCGGTTACTCCAACAGCAGCAACTCCTTGTTGCCCAGGAACAGGTTGTGTTGTAGGTGTTCTTTCTATTTCAGTCTTAACTAATACCTCACCTATACCAGTACCGTAGATTTCTGCTAGCTTAACAATAGAAGTAATGTTATTGATGTATGCGTTGTTATGCGTATCCTCTAAAAGAAGATTCTGCATAATCTCAACATCACCTCTTTCTTGATCTAAACCGTCATCGACTATTTCAAAGAGTTTACCAGAGCCTGCAAAGCCTTCCATAGTTTCTGCAACCCTGTTATCAACAGCTTGACGAGTTGCAGGACTAACGATTTTACTACGCTCACTATCCCTAGTACGATCTTCAGCGGCCCAAATGCCATAATAAATCCTTTCGTATTCATCCCATTTCTGTTCGTAATTAGTATCACGCCAGTCTCTCCACTTGTCACAGTGTTCAACTACAAATGATACTAGCTCTTTATCACTCTCAGTAACTTCGTAAT